AAAGCGGTAAGGAAATGACTTTTTTTGACATTCTTGAATGGATTGAAAAAAATGCGAGTCAATGTAATGAAATTACTTGGACTGGTGGAGAACCTACCGATCAATTAACAGAAGAAATGATAAGTTGCTTCAAAGCTGAAGGATTTTATCAAGCAATCGAAACGAGTGGTTTAAATCCAGTACCAAAAGGAATTGATTTTATATGTATTTCACCAAAAGTAGCAGAACATGTAATTAAAAAAAATTTTCCTGACGGAGTTGATGAATTAAGATATGTCCGACATAAAGGGCAATCAATTCCAGAACCAAGCATCAAAGCAAAGCATTTATGGTTATCACCTCACTCGGACGGATTTACTATTAATTCAGATAATGTAAAACATTGTATTGATTTATGTATCAAAAACGGAAAATGGAAACTTTCACTTCAAAACCATAAAATATGGAACGTATTATAACTTGGAACGAAATCAAGTCCAGAATTGAAGATTTAAAAAAAGAAATTGGAAATAAAAAAACTTGGGGAATACCCAGAGGTGGACAATATATATCAGCTATGTTAAATCCAGTTGATAATGTTGAAGATTGTGATATTATAGTTGACGATCTTATTGATTCAGGGGATACAATCAGACGATTTAAAGAGTTTTATCCAGATAAAGAGTTCAGGGTATTGTTTGATAAACAAAAAGAGTCTGAACTGAAAAATAAATGGATCGTTTTACCATGGGAAATTGGAAAAGAAGAACCAGTTGAAGATAATTTCAAAAGAATATTACAATACTTGGGTGAAGATCCAGATCGTGAAGGATTGAAAGATACACCAAAGAGGTATATCAAATTTATGAAAGAATTTTTACAACCAAAGGAATTCAATTTTACAACCTTTGATGCTGAAGGATCAGACGAAATGATAATACAATCAAATATTCCTTTTTATTCCTTATGTGAACATCATGTAGCACCTTTTTTTGGGGTAGCTCACGTTTCCTATATTCCAAACGGAAAAATAGTTGGTTTATCCAAATTGGCCAGAACGGTCGATATGTTTGCCAATAGATTCCAGAACCAAGAAAGAATAACTACCCAGATAGCAGAAAAAATACAATCTGAACTTGATCCTTTAGGGGTAGCGGTAGTTTTGAAAGCTCAACATTTATGTATGTGTATGAGAGGAGTCAAAAAACATGATACATGGACTACAACAAGCAAAATGATAGGAGTTTTTAAGAATGATCTGAATGCAAGAAATGAATTTTTAAATTTAATAAAATAGGAAAATGGCGACAAATACCGACATATTAAAAAGAAAAATGATTGAAGCACTTGAGAAATCGCTTGGAATAGTAACAACAGCAATCAAATCACTTGAAAAAACAGAATTTAAAATTCATCGTTCAACACATTATGATTGGATCAACTCGGACGATGAATACAAAAAACAAGTTGAATCAATTCAGGAAATAACACTTGATTTTGCTGAATCACAACTTCATAAACAGATCAATGAAGGAAATACTTCAGCAACTATTTTTTATCTGAAAACGAAAGGCAAAAAACGTGGTTATATAGAAAGACAAGAAGTAGGTTTTGTAAGTGATGAAATTGATTTTTCAGATATTTCAACGGAAGATCTTCAGAAGTATTTGAATAAAGAAAATGAATAAAGACGAAAAGATTAAACTTTTAATTTATTATGAATTCCTGAAACGAAACTTTTGGGAATTCTGTCTTTTTTATGATTATGATTTTTTTTCAAAACGAACTTTCTTAAAACAAATTGCTGAAGGGTTTCAGGAAATTGAAGACGGAAAAATAAGTTCGTTATCCGTATCAATGCCACCAAGGGCTGGTAAATCATATATCACAACTTTATTTTCAGCATGGGTTCTGGGAAGGAATCCAAAAGAATCAATAATGCGAAATACTTGTACAGCTACTCTTTATTTGAAATTTAGTTACGATGTTAGAAATATATTAAAAACTAAAAAATTCAATCAGATTTTTCCAAAAGTAAGACTATCAGATGATAAGGCAAATCTTCAAGGCTGGAATACAAACGAATCAAGACAAGTTGGTTATTTTGGTGCTGGAGTAGGAGGTACAATTATTGGATTTGGAGCAACTAAATTAGCTATTACAGATGATCTATACAGAGGACTTGAAGATGCATTAAGCGATACTCAAAACGATCGTATACTTCAATGGAAGGAAGCAACACATGATTCAAGACTTGAAAAGAATTGTTCAAAAATAGACATAGGAACAAGATGGTCGATAAACGATGTTATTGGAAAAAATATTTCAAGCAATTTGTATGATAAAATTTTAGTCATTCAGGCAATAGATTCAGAGGGAAATACCTTTTGTGAAGATGTTATGTCAACTGATCAATATAATGAAATCAGAGAACGAATACATCCAGATATTTGGTTAGCAGAATATCAACAGAATCCAGTAGATTTAAAAGGTAGATTATTTTCAGAAATAAAAATGGTTACTCCTGAAGATTTTGAAAGTATTAATAAAGAAAAAATTGAAGGTTATTTTGCTTATATTGATGTATCAGATCAAGGAAAAGACTTTACTGCAATGGCTATTTGTGGTATCATATCTGGCAATATTTATATAGTTGACTATCTTTATTCAAGGGAAAATACAGATATTACTATTCCTTTATGCGCTGATAAATTAAATAAATGGAAGGTTAGTTATTGTCGAGTAGAATCAAATTCAATGGGTGCAATGTTTTCAAGAAATTTACAACATTTGGTAAAGACTCAGATCCTTCAGGTTCATAATACAGCAAATAAGATTACAAGAATAATAATGCAATCAGCAACTATTTCAAATTCTTTTCTTTTCATAAATAACAATACTTTTGAATTCAAACAATTTATTGAAAATTTAAAAAGTTTTTCAAAAGACGGAAAAAATAAAAATGACGATGCTCCAGATTGTTTAGCTGGACTTTCAATGTTTATAAAATCAATGTTGCCACATTTAAAATTATAATTTGAATGACGAAAAAATGTTTTAGTTGTAAAAAGGATCTGACTTTGAGAAAATTTAAATCAATTCCTGAAGGAAGTTATCAGCAAAAAAGTTGGTTAGGAGTATCAATTTGTTGTAGAAATTGTAATATCAAAAGAGAATTAAAAAATGGTCTTGTAAGAAGGATCGACGGAAAATTTCAAATTATTAAATGGTGTAAAACTAAAATCATTTTTGATAACTTAATTGAATAAAAAAACTCCTGAAAATATATCGTCAGGAGTTTTAAACTATTGATCAGAGTATCAACGATGAAGTTCTGTTATAAATTGAATTTACCAAATAGTAAAGCCCTTTTTTCGTCTTCAGATAAATCAATACCAGCTAAAATAATTTTATTCAAAGCATCGGCTCTTGTATTTAATGATTGACTTTCTTCAGCTACATCACTTTGTAAAACTGGTATATGATCAAAATGCGCTTTAAGTCTCAATCCTTCTTTATCAAGTCCAAGTTGTTCAGTTAAATTATCGTAAATCTTGTCTGATTCTGGAATTATCGTATCTGTATAAGCCATTCGTATACCGTCTCTAACATTTGAAAATGTTGATCCTTTTTCATTACTAAAAACATAGTAATTTAAACCATAAGCATCGATTAAAGCTAATTTATCAGCAGTAAGTTCTTCAAATAACATTAAATCCTTTGTTGGAAAAGACATAGGGTGCCAGTCAAGTTCAGATTCAGTTATAATAACTTCGTCCTTTGATCTATTATACCAATCACGTTGGATCTTCTTTTTTTCTTCTGGAGTAACTGGCAATGCTCCACCAATATCAGATTTTTTTGCTGATAAAATACCAATAGATCCAATATTTTCAAGTAAAACATTTCTTTTATTGTAAGATGCTGATATATTTGATAAAGGATATTTTAACGAATCAATTATTGAAACTGGATTTAGTAAATTCATACCGTCAGATGTTTGAAATAAAATCACTTCTTCAACTTCTAATTTTTGAGGTTTCTCTTCTGAATAATTATAAATATATGAATCAATTAAACCGCCTTTATCCATTTGTTTCAAAGTCCTACCAGAAGTATTTATTTGCATTTTATGTGATGCTAATGGCATAATTAAATTAACTATTCCAAATGATCGTTTTGGAGCATAAAGAAAAGCAGACGAGTAAAGGGAATCATTTACAGAAATTGAATAAATAACTTCGTCCCAACATTGTAAAGGATTTGGATTTTTTATAAGATCAAGGCACCAATGATTTTCTACTATTTCACCTTTATCATTGTATAGTTTTGGAATACCAGACGAAATCATTTTTGCTTTTCTATTAACAACCGTTCTTAGTTCTGGAATATCAATATAAAGTTGAAAAGCTTTATTTGTATCAATCCAAACAGCTTTTTTTTGTCCAAATAATTCATTTACATATCTGTTTCCAGTAGTAGAGTTTGGAAGGAAATTATCAATGTATCTTTTTGAAATATTTTCACTATTACCAAAAAATGCGTCCCAAAAATTAAAGTTCATATTAAATAAATTATATTTGTGAAACAAATTTAAAAGAATTATGAATAGTAAACTAAATTCTGGTTATAAAATAAAAAACCAATCACTCGGAGTAAAGGATATTGATCTGGAAAAAAGAGAAGTTGCTATGTATTTGAGTCACTTCAATAACATTGATTCTGATTGTGATTTATTAGTAAAAGGATGTTTCAAAAAATCAATTTTGGAACGTGGGGTTGATTCTGTTTCAAATAGAAAAATTGCATTTCTTCGTTTCCATGACTGGCAAAAACCAATAGGAAAATTTACAAGATTAGAAGAAGACGAAACTGGTTTATTTGCTGTTGCTAAACTTGGATCTTCAACACTTGGAAACGATGCTTTATTGGACTATCAAGACGAAATAATTCGTGAACATTCAATTGGTTTTAAATATATTCAGGATAAAATCAAATTTATTGAAGATTCAAATATTGAATCTGGAGGTTATTACCTTATTTCAGAAGTAGCTTTATGGGAAGGATCAGCTGTTACTTTTGGAGCAAATGAATTGACACCAGTTTTGGGAGTTTCAAAAGGTGAAGATAAAGTTGATGTGATCCACGATATATCTTCAGAAATGGATCTTATTTTTAAATCAATTATTAATGGTAAAGGATCAGACGAAAGACTTTACCAACTTGAAATGAAACATAAGTTCCTACTATCACAATTACAAGAAATTGCTTTGAAAGAAAAATTCAATTTAAAGGAAATTATTATAAATCCACAAGAAGTACAAATTCCTGAAATAAGTTTTAATTGGAATCAAGTTTTAAATAATATCAAATAAAATGGAAGAAAAAAAAATA